GATGCGCATGGCGTGCAAGCCCATCCGCATTGTCATGCCCAAGGCCAGGCAGTTCGGAGGATCCACCGAGACGCAGCTCTACGGCAAGTGGATGCAGGACTGCCGACATCACAGGTGGAACATGGCGATCATGGCACACCAGACGGCAGCGTCCATCCGTATCCGTGCCATGTACGACCTGGCGCTGGAGAATCAGCCCGGATGGAGTGTAGGCTATAAGGGTAAGCGGTTGAAATCGGCGCCCTTCAAGGGCAGCCCCGCCGACTTCGTGGTGAAGACACACACGGGCGAGGTGGTCAGGGAGAGCGTCACGACGGTGGCCAGCTATGAGAACTACGACGCCAGCCGATCAGCGAACCTGAAGATGGCGCACCTCTCGGAGGTGGCCTACTGGAAGGAGACGGAGCAGAAGAAGCCGGAGGGCGTGCTTTCATCCCTCAACGGTACCATCGGCAACCGTCCGGACACGATGATCGTGATGGAGTCGTCGGGGCGCGTCGTGGGCGACTTCTTCTACAACATGTACCAGGAGGCGAAGGATCCCGACATTCCCAGCGCATGGGAGGCGTTGTATGTGCCTTTCTTCAAGATCGAGCTGTACCGGCAGGAGTTCAACCAGAACTACCAGGGCATCTTCAGGAACAAGACGCCGTGGCGCGAGGTCGAGGAGGATCCCGCGTATGCGGAGAAGGCGACAGAGTTTGCGATGTGGCTCTATTTGAATAAGGATAACCCGAACTGGGTGGAGGGCTACCGCCAGAGCGGCAAGTATTTCTGGCAGCTGTGGCAGAAGGGCGCCTCGCTGGAGGCCATCAGCTGGTGCCGCGACAAGATCAACGAGTTCCGTTCCTATTCCTACTTCGCCACCGAGTTCCCCAGCGACGACGTGGAGTGCTTCATGGCAGCGGGTAACCTGGTGTTCAACAAGTACAGCGTCGATGCCATGCAGCTGAAGATGAAGAAGGCGCCTATCTTCGTCGGCAACATCATCGGCGACGACGACAAGGGTACCAGGGCCATCAGGACGGCACACCTCATTGACCGCCTCGACGACGGCCAGGTGCTGAGGATATGGCAGATGCCGGACTGCCTGAAGGTGGAGAACCGCTACGTGGTGAGCGTGGATATCGGCGGACGCTCGAAGACGTCGGACTTCACGGTGATGACGGTGACAGACCGCTTCGGCATGATGCGCGGCATGGGGGGCAGGCCGAGGGTGGTGGCACGGTGGCGGGGACACATACGCCACGACATGCTGGCATGGAAGGCCGCACAGCTGGCGCATTTCTACCAGGACGCGATGCTGGTGATAGAGAAGAACACCGCCGACACGCGGAAGGCCAGGCTGGATGAGGAGGGCGACCACTCGGGAACCATCATCGACGAGATCGCCGACTACTATCCCAACCTGTATATAGGAAGGACGGAGGTTGACAAGGTGACGCAGGAGGTGACCAACGTCTATGGATTCCACACAAACACGCTGAGCAAGGAGCAGGTCATCGACAACTATATATCGTATATAGAGGACGAGCTGTATGAGGAGCCTGACGAGCAGGCATACAAGGAGCTGCTGATCTACGAGCGGAAGGAGGACGGCACTATGGGCAACGTGGACGGGAAGAACAACCACGACGATATCGTGATGTCAACGGGCATCGGCCTGTGGGTGAGCCAGCGGATGCCGCTGCCGACATGGAAGGTGGAGGAGAAGGGATCCGGTGAGGCCAGGGGATCAGGTACGGTAGCGGACTTTTAGTAGATTGAAAATTGAAGATTGAAGATTGAAATCACTTCTCGTCATCCCACTTGGTACAGATGCCAAGCAGGGTCTCGAAGTCTGAGGCCTCGATGGTGGCGTCGATCTCCACGGGCTTCGGGACGATCAGCTTTGTCAGCTCATTGCGGACAGTGATGAAGAACTTGCGGTCTTCGGCATTGTTCGGGGAGTTCTTAGCATAGTACATGAAGGCATCGCGGTACTCTTCCTGGGAGTCGCCGAGCAGGCCCTTGATGAAATCCTTTTCATCCTTGCCCACCTTGTTCTGTGCGCCCTTCGGACGGCCTGCCTTCCTTGCCATAATGCTAACCTAAGAATGACGGGTGAATGTTCATGGGGCCGAGGCGGGAGTTGATCAGGGCGTTGATCTCGTTATAGGACTCGGCAGACTCCTTCTCGCACATGGCCGTATAAGGGTCGCTGGTCAGTGCGACAAGCAGGATATTGTACTCGACGGACTTTACGATGTAGTTGTGTACGGCATCGCGCAAGGGGTCGATGCAGTGTGGCGGCCAGTTGCCGGGAAGGGACAGGTAGATGCTCTTCTCCTCCCAGCCAGACGTGTGGTTGCTTGATATGCGGTGGACGAACGGCGACGGCAGGAAGAGGTACGCCTGCATGCGGCTCACACACTTGTCAAGGGCACGGTCTATCTGTCGGTTGACGGTGTATCCTTCGGATTCGCTGCCGGTGAGGATCGGCGTCTCGAGCTTTCGCTGCTTCTCCAGACTGTTGATGTCGGCCTCGATGTCGTGTACGATCTCCGGCTTCAGGATGATGATCTCGACAATCTGGCTGTCCCTCCGCGGTCTGGGAAGCGCGGAGGGCAGCAGGCGGTCTGTGTGAAGATGATGCGGGTACATGTGAGTAATTGAAAATTGAAGATTGAAAATTGAAGATTATTTCACTACCCTTACTGCAAACTTGGCAAACACACGGTCATCGTGGCGCGAGAAGAGGGTTACGACGCAGAAGCCTGCGGACATTCCCTTCAGGTGCCAGCGCCCGTCATTGCCGATGCAGGGATGGCAGCAGGGATTGTCGGCACGTACCATGATGTCGTCGATGACGGACGTGTCGTTGTCATCGCCGTAGATGGTGTACGAGATCTCGCTGTCGTCGCCGATGCCGATGATCCACGGATTGGAGAACAGCTGCACGTCCTGTACGTGCCCCGTGTTGTCCGGCGTGATGATGCCTGGCACGTCATCGCGCGACGGGATGACCGGGTATCTGATCACTATGGACTTCGGGAACCGGTAGAGGGGAGCCGACGGAGCCGTCTTCTGGAAGCAGGCCATGATGCCGGCACGGTCTTCCTCGGCAGCGCCTCCGTAGATGGCCGCAAACTCCTTGCTGACGCTGTGCCACCAGAGATAGATCATGCGGTCTTCGACGAACTTCTGCGATAGGCGGGCCAGCGTTTTAGTGTAGCCGTCGTTGAAGCGGTCTGATACGTTCAGCAGGATATCCGTCACTCCGTTGGCCTCGGTGCCGCTGATGGTGGCGTCCTCGGCGACGTTGCCGCCGCCGGTGAGATAGTCGGCAAAGAAGGTCTTCAGCACCTCTATCTGTGAGAACATGTAGCGTGAGAGCATCGCCTCATGGTATGCCTCGTTGCCTGCCTGCTCATGGAAGGCGGCTGCGATGAGCTTTGGATCCACGGCCTTGTCAACGACGCCCTTCTGATAGGTCTCGTTCTTGGCCGAGTTCATGGCCAGGCCGTGGATGATAGTGATCTTGATAGTCTTACTCATGTCTTCTGTGCTTTTAGTTCTGCGTCACTGTGCCGGTGACGTCGGTGTAGTCGGCTGACGATGCCTCGGGTGCCGTCTTGGACAGGCAGAGCCGGATATGGTTGACGGCATCCTGGGCGTCAACGACAAAGTTCTTTGAGTACTCGGGCTTGCTCTTTCGCCACCAGTCGTAGAGCATCTGGCTGATAAGGTACTCCTCACAGAGCGACGACATGGGCTTGGCCAGCCCGTCGTTGTAGCGGTCATTGACGACCATGGTGACGGTGAACGTGTCGGATAATGAGGAGAGCGTGTCGCTGATGGAGCCTGTCGCCACTTCAAGGAACTCGGCCATTTGTGCCTCGAACTTCCCGAGGGCGGCCTTCAGGTAGCGTAGCATCTGGCGGTCCTGGTGCTGCTCCCCTCCTGCCTGCTGTGCGGAGGCCGATGCGGCCAGCTTCACGGGATCCTCCACCTTCTCTATGCGCGCGGTGTCGAACGAGTCTGCCTTGACGGCCTCGAAGATCAGCGCCTTGTCGAGATTCAATACGATAGTCTTTGACATATTTATATATATTATGTGGTTGTGATTACTGTCGAAGTGGATGATACGATGTCGTGCGTGCCCTCCGGCGCCTTCTTCTCATGGATGAGGCGCACGACGGCAGAGAGCTGGCGCTTCATGTCGCCGAAATACTTGTCTGCGATTCGCGGTGACGTGACGGTGAACCAGGAATAGAGGGCGTAGGACACGCAGTACTCGTCACACGACTTGCTGATGAAGTTGTTGAGTGCGTCGTTGTGGCTTGTCGGCAGCGTAATCGTGATGGTGTCATTTTCCTCTGCGGTGATGAAGGCCTCCATCTCTGCCGCGATGTCGATGACGGCCTGACGGAGGTAGTCCTCGATGATGCCCTTCTCGTTGGTGCCGAGGGTGATGTCCCCAAAGAGGCGGTTGCCGTTATCGTCGGTACTCCGTTTGCCGATGATGGAGAGTGAGCGGGAAACCTTGCCGTACAGGGCCGTATAGTCGAATGTCTTCTGCATAGGCGGTTACTGTTGGAGTGTGAACGGCTGTCCTGCGCCCTGGCGGGTCAGGAGCTGGCCGGGGCCGTTAAGCAACTGTGTGGCGATCTGTGCCTGCTGCTGGTCTGCACCCGGAACCTGGACGGGAGCGCCCGGCACCTGTCCTGACATGACCTGCTGCTGGTAGTTGTCGATATCCTGGAGGAGCTTGTCGGTGAACGGGGCGTCGAGGTTCTTCAGGTAGGTACGCACGTCGATGGCCCTGCTCTCCCAGAGCATGTTCAGCACCTCGTTGCCCATCTGGTAGAAGGCAGCCGAGGCCGCGGAGTTCTTGATGGAGACGTTCGCCTTGACGTTGCGGCAGGCGTTGGCACGGTAGAAGACCTGCCTGTCGGACTTCTTCGGCGTGATGTCGCGCCCCTCCTCGTAGAACTGCTGGAGAGATACCAGCGTCTTCATGGCTACGCGCTCCTCGAAGCCGTTGAACTTCTTGATCAGCGGGTAGATGGTCGTGGTGGCGTTCTGTGCCTCCATGGCGTAGCGCGAGGCAGCCGTGCCGCTGGTGGGCGTCTTGCCCTGGAGGGCGCCGGACACGCCAGACACCTCATGTATCATGTTGAGCTGCGTCTGCAGCATCTCGTTGGCGCCCGTGTTGAATGCCGAGTGCGTATAGAACTCCGGCTTTGCGCCCGTCTGCCGCTTCGTGTCATCATAGACGAACACGGCGTCGAAGCGGGACTTCTGGCTGGCATACTCCTCGGTGCTCATTCCCTCCGGCCTCAGCGACAGCGGGAGGAACGTCATGCCCTTGGCAGCGGTACGGATGGCGTAGTCGTTGATCATCACCATGCGGTTGATGTACTTCTGCTGGTCGATGAAGCTGCCCATGAAGGAATGTACCTCGCCGTTGACGAACGGGAATAGCGACATGGTGAAGGGATGGCTCTTGTAGTCGTAGGGCGTCTCACCCTCGCAGAGGATCCGTCCGTCGGGAGCCATGAAGTAGTACTGCCAGTACTTGTCAACGATCTCACGGGCCGTGATAAGCGCCCACTGATCCCTGGGCACATTCTTCTCCTCATACAGTGCCATGCGCTCACGGTTGATGTCGATGACATACTTCAGATCCTCCTTCTCGCAGCGGAAATACTTGTCTATCTGATCGGTGGCCAGCGGGTCGAAGCACTGGTAGCGGGGCTTCACCTCCTCGCGCCACACCTCGATGACACGGCAGAGGCCGAGGTTGGACGGCTGGTAGAATGACAGGCTTTCGTAGCTGTGCCTGTCGTTGAGCTGCTGAGACGTCTGGCGGTTCATGTTGCCCACCTCGCCGATATGGAAGATCTCATCGAGGTCGTCGATGGTCAGCCCGTACTCCGGCTTGGCGAAGTGGTAGTAGATGTTCTCGGGCGTCATCTCATGCAGGCATCCGATCATGTGGATATCCTGATGGGTAGGATCGCTGCCGCCCTCCCAGAACATGATGTCGGGGTTCATGACGTCGTTGTACGAGTCGAAGAGTTCCTGGCGCTCCTCGAACGTGTTTCGCATGAAGGCCGCGGATGATATGAGGTATTCGGCGAAGCCTGAGTCGAGCTTCTCCGACATGTACTGGTTCTGCCAGTTGGTCTGTATGGCTGCGGAGAGGTTGTCGGAGAGTTCCTTGGCCGCCTGGTTGCGCGCGTAGCATACAGGCTCCGTCTCCTGCTTGGCATGGATGCCGAAGACGCTCATCCACAATGAGATCATGATATTGTTCTTCAGCGGCGTGAGGCCCTGCATCTGGATCCACCTCTCTTCGGTCATGTCGCCGTGGCCATAGACGTGTATCACCTCGCCCCACTGGTTGCCGAAGAGCATCTTCAGCACGCGGTGCCGCTCCTGCCTGAAATCATCCTTGTTATTCCATGAGCGCGCGCACTCGGAAAGCAGCGCCTGGTCGTACTTCTCTTCCTGCAGATTGCGCTCCCGGCGCTCCTTGACGGTGTCCCTCCGGCTGCCCTTCTGCAGCGGACGGACGTCATCGAGTGTGAGCAGCGGCCTTGTCGGCTTTGTCGGCTTTGTCATATACCTGAGTCTTTTTTGTGCAAAGATAAGCCCCGGAGGCGGTTATCTTTTCATATAATTTCGCCAGCCGTACAAATCTGCGACAACGGAAAAATTATATGAAAGAACAAGGTGTTTTATCCCTTAATTTTGGGGCATAATTTTTCAGAACATGGCAGAAAAGACCAACAAGATCCCGAAGAAGGCATACGCGGTGATGCAGGATGCGCTGTTTGAAAAGGACGGCACAGGTGCATACAAGCCGCGCGAGATGGCCAAGGAGGGCATGACCTCCCTGAAGAAGCATGCCACAAGCCTTGTGGTGGTATGTACCGACAGCAGCGTGGAGGACGTTACAAGCCTGCTGACGAAGAACGAGATCCCGCACGACAAGGTGGTCAGGCTGGATGAAAACTTCGACTATATCGTGACCGGCGACGACAACTGCGTCAAGGCATGGTCGTGGAAGGGCGCGCTGGAGGATATCGGCTGGAAGCTGAAGCACCAGCCTGAGCCTAAGCAGGACACGCAGAAGCAGGCCGACAACTCGCTGGAACACTTCTTCAAGAATGCACAGAAGGACTGCTGTGTATGTGGAGATTAATCAAAATTTAATAACTGAGATATATATGGCTACAACAGACACCAACGGAGGGCAGGAAGCCCAGCAGCAGCCGCAGAGCGCGCGAGACCGCTACCGCAGCCGCTACAGTGCAGCCCACCCAGACCTGAACCTCGACGATGACGAGGCTTTCTACGACCAGGCCAACCGGAACCTTGACGAACTCGAGGACTTCCGCAAGACCAACAAGGAGCTTGGCGACGCCTTCGACAAGACCCCGCTTCTGGCCGGCATCGTGCTTGCCGCGAGATCCGGCGAGAATCCCTTTACCTATCTTGCGGAGCAGATCGGCCCCGATGCCGACATCCGTGAGCTGGCCAGTAACCCCGAGTTCAGCAAGGCCATGGGCGACGCCCTGGCAAAGTTCCAGGAGCGTCAGGCCGCAGGCGCCAAGGCAGATAAGGAGGCCGGGGAGAACTTCCAGAAGAGCATGGACGCCCTGGCAGAGCTTCAGCAGGAGAGGGGACTGAGTGACGAGGACCGCATCGGACTCATCAAGAAGCTCTTCGGCGTGATCGACCCTGAGACAAAGGAGGTCATCGAGCCGGGCATCATCGGCAACGCCTCCGTCGGCATCGTGCCCAAGGAGGTGTGGGAGGCCGTGCTGAAGGCACAGAACTACGACAGCGACATCGCATCGGCCACCGAGAAGGCGCGCGCCACTGCACTCAACGAGAAGATCCAGAACGGCAGGAAGGACTTCAAGGGCGCAGGCGTCCCCAGCCTCGGCAGCGGCAGCGCAGGCGCACGTACCGCTCCGAAGAAGAAGAACGACGGCAGTCTGAAGGCATTCCAGGAGAGCTTGGGCGTATGATGAAGGACTGTCCCGTTATGGATCCCAGCCCGGGGCATCCAGACCCAGTGGATCCGGCAAAGAGCGACATGCTCCCATTCGGACGCAGAGCAGGACAGAACCTCAGCGGAACGCAGATGAGCGCAACGCAGCTGAAGCGCGGAGGACTCGTAAGAGCAAGACATATAAAGAAATGAATAATAAACAACCCATTAAAACAACAGAGAGAATGAAAAAGATTCAGAATTTTGTGGAGAGACACGGACTGATCATCAGCCTGCTCTTCGTAGTGATGGCCGTCCTGACGGGCGGCACCGGCATCTGTCTGGCTGAGGGCGCAGCCGTGGTCGATCCAGACCCCGCCAATCCCGACCCCGTAGATCCGACAGTTAATGACATGGGCGACGCCACCGGTGAGGGCGCAGGACAGAACCTGCCAGGCACCCAGGGCAGCGCCACGCAGATCCGTCGCGGCGACCTCGACACCGAGGAGTACGACCCCGACATCGTAAAGTACAATGCACCCAAGTTCGTGCTGCTGAACTTCGCCCGTACCGTGGCCGTGCAGCGCAGCGTGAAGGGCTATGAGATCGACCACTTCCGTATCGGTGAGGCCAGCCTGACGCTCCGCACTACCGCACAGATCAACGAGGCCGAGAGCATCAAGCTGAGCGCGTCGAACTGCAGCGGCAACCTGAACGACCTGGGCGTCAGCTCAACCGTCATCGTGAAGGGCGTGAAGGGCTACCAGAAGGGCAGCACCACCAAGACCAGCGGCGACCTTGTGCTGTATGTCAGCGCAGCCGACGAGGACGAGGTGACGCTCCGTCCGCTGAACGGTAAGGCCAAGGTGGAGGGAACCATGAGCGACTACATGCGCGACTACCTCGTGCCCGCCATCCCCGCCAACACAGAGCTGTACATCTCCAGCTATGCCGGCTCCGAGTCGCAGAAGATCGTTTCTCCCGACAACAGCCAGCCCCGTTCGACCCGCGTCTATCTGCAGAAGCGACTCTTTAATATCCTTATCACAGACCATGAGCGTGAGATCCTGAAGAAGACCCCGTGGGGATTCGACGAGATGCGCGACCAGGCACTGGCCAACTTCTCCAAGAAGTTCGAGCGCGACCTGTGGGACGGCGTGCAGACCCGCTACCTCATGCGCACGAAGGACGGCAACGAGGAGTATGTATATACCTCCGAGGGTATCCTCCGCCAGCTGACGAACACGCTGGGCATCGAGGGCAAGTTCAAGTACGCCCACATCACCGCCATCGGCAAGATCATGTTCACCAAGTATGCAGAGACCACCGAGGCATACCTGCTCTGCGGTAAGAACAAGGTGGCCGAGATCGCCAACATGGAGGAGATCATCAAGCACATGGACGCCAAGTACGACCACAAGAAGACCGACTACGGCATCGTGGTGCGCGACCTCGTTTCGAACTTCGGCACGCTGCATATCACCTACGCCCCGATGATGGACGAGATCGGCTATGAGGACTTCTGCGTCGCAGTGCCCCTCCAGATCGCCCGCTACTACCACAAGGTGAAGAAGGAGTCAAACATCGACCTGAACAAGGCCGGCAACGACGCACGCGAGGCCATGCGCTATACCTATATCGAGATCGGCGCCCTGGCACTCCGCGGTCAGAACTCCCTGCTTGTCGGTCCTTCCGACCAGATCATCGACAAGAACATCAGCGACGACACCGAGCCTATCGAGGTGGTGGACGCCATCCCCAGCAACCCGACGGACGGCATGATCATCTCCTTCGACGGCCTGCTGAGCGAGGACGGCGAGGTGACGAAGGTGAGCGCACTGCCTGCCGATCCCGCAGAGGGCGACATCATCGCGCCGACACAGGATATCGTCGTAGGTACCGATCCCGACACCGTGACCTACGAGGAAGGCAAGTACTACATCTATGAGAGCAATGCCTGGACCGAGTACGACGGCGTAGTCCTCGACGGCGACAAGGTATGGCAGTGGGACGAGGATTCCAGCCAGTGGGTGGAGTACACCGGAAACGTCTAAACGGACCTCCTTTCATTCGGGGTGGCTGCGTACCGGCTCCCGGCCATGCGGCCACCCCATATTTTCCCAAAAAGCAAAAGTAAGACATTATGCTGAAGATTTATCAACTAAGACTGAAGCAGAACACCTTCGAGGTCACGCTCCGATACAAGGGCGTAGGCGTGAGGGTGGCTTTCGTGGACGGCAATACCTACAACGGAGTGCCTGCCAAATGCTACACAAACGACCCGTTCAAGCAGCGTGCCATCGAGGCCAGCCAGATGTTCAAGGACAAGGAGATCGTGCTGGAGCGCACGGTTGAGGAG